CTGCGCTATGTTTTTCTATGTTTTTAACAAAAACATTGAACTCAGTGAGACTCAACATGACTACAGCTTAGCTGGGGAAGACTTCTATTGGGAAGACATGTTGAAGAACTCTAGCTTTGTCATTCAGCCTTATCGTAGGGCTAATCTGGGAAACTACAAAGCATTATATTCGCAAGATAATAATGCAGAGTTATGGGATGACAGAGTTGCTAGTGTATTAGAGCAAAATGGGTTCAGGGCTGAATCAGCGCCAAGGAGTGTATATTCAGTCAATAAGCTGTACCGTGCACTAGCGAAGTACGCGCCAGAGTACAAGCCAAAGATACAATGGGATGACCCCAGTATTGCGGAGGGTATTAAACTCGCGTATGCCTGCTTTGCTAAACCTAAGGATTTACCAGCCTTAGAAGCATTACCTTTTACTCTTGATACGATTCATGAGATTACATCAAATCACAAGGGTAGCGCTGGGATGACGGCTTTTGGAAAGAAGAAAGCTGAGAGCGAGGTTGATGCATATCAAAGAGGTATTAAGATTATTCTGGGAACTCGAAAACCAGAGCCTTGTGTTGCATTTAAACGTACACAGTTTAATGGTAAGACAAGATTGGTATGGGGATATCCCTATTCCATGACAGCAATCGAAGGATTGTTTGCGAGGCCGATAATCGATAAGTTCAAATCATCCAATTCTCCAATGTCCTTTGGAAAGTCAACTGGACAACTAGGGACTAGGTTACGTGTCTCAGCGTATAGACATAAATGGGCATATTCTACTGACATTTCATCATTTGATTCATCGTTGAGTGGTGATTTAATTCATGTCGCATTTAAAATTCTGAGAACTTGGTTTGATTTGAGTGTTGAAGAACCTACCACACAAGTAGCGTATGGTAAGATCCTTACACTTGTTGAAAAGTATTTCATAACTACACCTATAGTCATGCCTAATGGTAATGTCTATTTTGGTAAATGTTTTGGGGTTCCTTCCGGGTCATATTTCACCCAATGGATAGACAGTGTTTGTAACTGCATTATTTGCGGTACTATATCTCACCATTTCGGGATGAATGTTGATAAAGATACTATCAATATTCTTGGTGATGATTTGTTATTCTGGACAGACAGAGATGTTTCTCTTTCAGATGTAGCTGAATATGCATCAGGAGTATTCGGTGTTCAAATGAATGCGGATAAATCAAGAAAGTTCAGGTATGATGAACCTATTCATTATCTTGGTAGAGATTGGGATAGGGGAGTTCCTTCATTCAGCACAGAAGAAATCCTTAAGAGATTGACCCAACCAGAGTCATTCAGGAAGTATTCTAAAGATCCTAAGGTTGCTGAGCGTGAGGCAAAGTTACTGATCCTGCAGTTTGCATCACAGTATTATGCTTGGTATCAACAGATGTGGGACATCTGGAGCAATCAATATGCTACATGGGATGTTGGGCCGGATGATCTTGAGAGGATGTGGCTTGCCAACGAGGAAATGATAATTGATGAAGAGCATTTATCAGGACTGATGAGGTATCGTCTTAAGTACGAGAGATCAACACCGATGGGAGGTGAGCCAGTGGCTATGAGTTTCTGGAAAT